GGATTGTTAGGTCAGGGTGCTAATTTGATGGGTCAGTATCAGGCTGGTCAGGTAAGTGCTTTGAACCCGTTTACTACCTATTTGGGTGGTGGACAGGCAATTGAGCAGATGGGACAACAACCTTTGATATTGGGTGCTGGATTGGGTGGTCAAGCGGCTGCTTATGGTGCTAATGCTGGTAGAGATTTGCTGACAGGTGGATTAAGTGCCGCAGCAACTCAACAACAAGCCAATGCTTACAACCCATATGCAACTGCTATTAGTGGTCTTGCACAGAAACCGCAATTTGTTCAAGGAGTTGCAAACTGGTGGAATGCTCCGCAAACCAATGCAAATATATCAAGAGGCAATGCTTTTATGGCTGGCTCTGACTACTCTGTCTAAGGAAAAAAATCATGGCAACAATTGAAGATTATGGTGTTGGTACTGGTTCTAGAAACCTTTTTGGTGGTGGGATGAGTAAACAGGAATTAGATAAGCTATTAGGATTATCTCCTTTAAGTCAAGCCAATCCTATGTCTGCACAAGATGTTCCTACAGCAGAGGCTTTATCAAGAGTTGATGTTCCATTTAGAGGCGCATCAGATGTTGCTGTTTCTCCGGCTGATAATTTTCAGCCAGAACAAGTATTTACGCAAAGACCTATGGATTTGTCTGCTTTTATGCCTAGTGATTTGCGAAATAACGAAATGCAAACTCAAGACCCTCGTGAATATTTCACTTCTGGTCAACAACCTCAACAATCATCAATTGTTCAAGGAATGTTTCCTGAAGTAGATGCTATGCAACGTGCTTTGTACCAACAAAAGCAAAATGAAGCAATGCAAGCACAGGCAATGCAGTATGCACGACTTGATCCCATGCAACAGGCTCAATACAGCCTGTACCTTGGTGGTCAACAGTTGGGTGGTGCTATTGGCGGTGCTTTGGGTGCTAAAGACCCACAGTTGCAGATGATTTCAATGCGTAATTCATTGATGTCTCAACTTGACCAAAACAATCCTGAAACATTTTTTAAAGCAGCTAGGATGGCTTACCAATATGGTGATTCTGACTTTGCTACCAAAATTGCTGATGCTGGTCAAAAATTACAAGTCAGTTCAGCTACCACCAGAAAAACCATTGCTGAAGCTCAAAAGTTTGAGTTATCAAACACACAAGAGCAGAAATTGCGTGAAGAATTGTCTAAGTTACCAGCAACTGCAACTGAAGCAGATATTTTGGCAATTGTCACCAAGTATGGCTCTCCAGATAAAGTTTTGTCAGTACTTCAAGCATCTGCCGACAAAGAAGCACAAAGAACTGCTAAATCAGAACAAGCTCGTAAAGATAATGAAGCAAAACTTGAAAGATTGCAAGAAAGACTTGATGCAGAAGCTAAAGCTGCAAAAGAAAGAGGTGCTACTGCTTCCATGCTAAAAACAATGGAAATCAATGGTAGAAAAGAAATTGAGCAAATAAAAGGTGAATTTAAAAAATCTCAGTTGGAAAACAAGCCAATGTCAGCAGGGTTAATTAAAGATGAAAACAAAGATTTGGAACTTATTGATAATTTAGATGCTCAAATCACCACACTTTCTCCTGTTATAGAAAATCTAAAAATTGATCCAAAAACAAAGAAAGCTCCTTTGGAACTTGGGTTTTTGAACAATCGCAAGTATGAATTAGCTAATGCAACTGGTAATTCAACTACCGAAAGCAGAGCGTACGCAAATTTGGAACGTGCTGTTCAGGCTGCAACAAACTTAAAAGTAAGCGCAGAAAAAGGCGTTCAAACAGACAAAGACGTATTGCGTTTTGCAAATGAGTTTCTTGCTGCTTATGGTAAAAATGATACTCAAACAACATTTGAAGCGTTAGATAATTTTGTCAAAGCAACAGAAACAGCAAAGAAAAAAACACAAATCAGAATTAATCAACGTAGAAGAGCGGCAAAAATAGAACCGTTTTTTGAAGACATTTCATCTGATGAAGATTTGTTAAACAAATATAAATAACGGAGTATTTATGGCAGCGACTTATGAAGAAGTAATGCAAGCTCTGCGTAAAGCTGATGCTCAAGGCAATCAAGAAGATGCTCGTAGGTTGGCAAAAATTGCACGGGCTATGAAAGAATCAAGTGCTTCTGATGCTGGTCAGCAAAATGCTCCTGCTCAAATGCAAACGCAAGCTGCGGCAACTGAAGAACCCAGTTTTTTAGAGAAGATGATCGGCTTTGGCTCTCCTACATACAGTTTGGTAAGAGGAGCAGTCATTCAGCCAGCATTAGGGGTAAATGAACTATTAGCAAAAACTGGTTTGTTTGGTCAAGACATTAAACAAGGAGCATCTGCTCTTGTTAGACAAGAACAATCTGCTTATGAAAAAGGCAGAGCAGCCGTTGCTCGAGAGGGGATAGATGTTCCTGAAATAACAGGAGCAATATTTTCTCCAGTTAATAAATTAGTGCCATCTAGTACTGGTGGTTTAATTGAAAGAGGCATAAGTGCAGCAGGTGGTGGAGCAATTCAAGGAGGATTGAGTCCTAGTGGCAAAGAAGATGGTTCTTATGTCTCAGATAAATTATTTAATATGGGATTAGGTGCTGTGATTGGTGGGGTTATTCCTCCAACAGTGAAAGCCTTGTCTTACATAAAGGATCAGTTAATCAACTTGCCAATTACAGTAGCAAACAAAGAAGCTGCGGCACGAAGATACATTGAATCTTTAGTTGGTGATGAAAAACAACAGGTAATTTCTGCTTTAAGAACTGCTGGTGAAATTGTTTCTGGCAGTAAACCAACAACTGCTGAAGCACTAGCAGGTACTCCAACAGCAATAGGACTTGTAAAAGAACAGCAAAGACTTGCAAGCCAAGTTCGTACACAGCCACAATTTACACAAAGAGGGCAAGCACAAGCTGCTGCTCGTAAACAAGAGTTAGTAGGTCAATTTGGCACTGAGGCAGACTTAGCGGCAGCAAGAGCAGCTAGGGCAACGGAAACTACTCCATTACGTCAAACAGCTCTTGAGCAAGCAAATGTCTATGGTCAGGTTGTTCCTGCATTAGAGTCTGACATAGCAGCAAGACAAGCGGCTGTAGTGCAGAATCTTCAGGCGCAAGGAAAAACAGCTACAGAAGAAGCACAAGCATTGCTCCGATCAAATACTGGAATGGGAGGCGGTCAAATATCGCAAATTGCAGGTATGCCAATGAAGTTTCCAGATAGATACATGGGAAATTACAACCTTGCCAAGAGCCTATCTACTGCCACTCAAGAATTTGCAGACCCTCTTGCTCAAAGAAAAGCAGAACTTGCGTTTAAACAGTTGCAACTGAAAAGTGTTTCAGATGAGGGTTTCTATCCTCTTACTATTCAGCCGATCATTGGAAAAATAGAAGATAGTCTTGGTCGTGTTGGAGACAGATCAAATACATTACTTGTTAATTCGCTTCAAGGACTACGCACAAAATTAGCAAATCTTGCTGATGAAAATGGCATCATCAATAGTGTTGATTTATACAATGTACGGAAAGAAATTGGTAGTGACATCAAGTCTTTCTTGACACAAAGAAATGAGCCATTTGGAGCGCAAGCTACCAATGTAGAAATATCCATCAAAAAGATTCTTGATAAATCCATCAATGATGCATCTGGAACTCAAATTTGGTCTGATTATTTGTCAAAATTTGCAAACCATAGTAAGAAAATTAATCAGATGAAAGTTGGTCAAGAACTGATTGACAAATTAAGTTTGAATTTAACTGACGTTGAAAAAGCTGGAAAATTTGCTTCAGCCGTTGACAACTCAGCCGCTTTGATTAAAAGAACTACTGGTGTTCAGAGATATGAAAATCTATCTGATTTCCTTACGCCTGAACAAATTAAATCTGTTGAAAGTGTTCGTGCTGATTTAGCAAGATCACAAAAATCAATTGAGATGGGTAGAGGTGTTAAAGCAATAGGAGAAGAAGCATTTGCTGGTGGTGAAAAAGTCCCCGGAATGATTAGCAGTAAGATAACAATTCTTAAATCTGTTTTAGACACATTAAAGACAGGAAGTCAAAAGCAATTAGATTCAAAGATGACTGAACTTATGCTTGACCCACAAAAATTGGCAGACTTCTTAGAGGTCATGCCAAAGAAACAATCTTCATTGATTACAAGTTCTTTGATGGCAAAGATGAGTCCTGAAATGCAACAAACATTTAGAGAATTTGTATCTGCTTCTACGCCAACACAAACTCAACTTACCCGTGGAACTATCTCTCAAATCACAAGAGATTAAGGATACAAAATTGATCCGATCACCCTACTTTTTGCCGCCAATGCTTGTGTTGCAGCAATCAAAGAAGGCTGTGAGCTGTATAAGCAAGCTAAGACTTCCTTTATGGAAGTCAAAAGCACTGTTAACGAAGTCATTGGAATCGCAAAAGAGGCTAGGGGTTTCTGGACAAAGTTGGCAGAAATGTTTGGTGCAGGTACTGCATCTGTCTCACAGGGAAAATCGCCCAAGCCTGTGGCGAAAAAGAAAGAAAAGTTTGTCGCTGTTGACGAAACTCAAGTCAAAGTCAATATTGTCAAACAACTCACTGAATTCTTCAAGATTCAAGAACAATTAGAAGCGCACATAAGGGAAGAAGAAGAAAAGTCAAAGAATGTCTATGACCCTAACCAAAACCACATGGAAGCGGCTCTAAAGAGGGTGATGGCACAGCAGCAAATGGCTGAGTTAGTGGTTCAGATCAGGGAGTGTATGGTCTACCAGAGTCCTCCTGAGATGGGTGCTTTGTACTCAGAGGTATTTGCAATGAGGGAAACAATTCAAGAGGAGCAAACTCAGGCAAGGTTAAAGCAAGAAGCAGTAAAGAGGCGGGAACTATGGCAACGCAAGGAGGAAGAAAGAAACTTCCAGCTAAAACTAGCGTACCTAGTAGCGACTTCTATATTCCTCCTCTACCTGTGGATGTGGTTACTGTTCGTAAGTCAGTGGAGGAAGACATAGTGGGATGGATTGCTGCTTGCTTGCTGATTGCCTTGTTGTTGCCACTGATGGGGTTTCTTTATGTTGACATCTTAGAGACTAAGAATGAGGCCAAGGCTCAGGTCGAAAAGGTCGAAAAGATGAGACAGAAAATTGAGAAAAAAGAAAGGGAGAAAGATAAATGAATATCTACTGTATTTGGGGTCTGTCAATCCTGTTGGTGCTGCTAACAGGCTGTGAAGACCGTTTTAGGTATCCTTGCCAAGACCCTCAAAATTGGCAGAATGCTGAATGCAAGCCCCCTATCTGTACTGCTACAGCTACTTGTCCAGAAATGTTAGTTAAACCCGAACAGGAGAAGAAATAATGCCAACAATCGTGATGAACAAAAATACTCGCATGACTTCTGATGAAATTGAAGTCAGAATTTGGGCAATCGTAATCTTTTCCTTGACTCTGATTCTTCTTGGGTCAGTGGCAATGTTCCTCTACAGCGTCAGTTTTGTGACTCAGCCAATGTCAGGAATGGCGGCAATTGACAAGATTTACACGCAGCAGATCAATACCATCATGGTGTTCATCACGGGTGTTCTTGGTGGTGTTGCTGGTCGTTCTGGTGTCAAAGCAATAGCTACTGCATCTGCAAAGGCAGAGGCTGTTGACAATGATGAGCCGCCTAAACCATGAGTCTGTTTAATCCTTGGGTAATCTTGGGTATCTTGATCGCCATTGGTTCTGCCTTTGGCGGTGGATACTCTAAGGGTAAACACGATGAGTTTACTAAACAACAGCTTCAGATTGCTGCTTTGAATGCAGATGCTCGACAAAAGGAACAGGCACTGGTTTCTGCTGTAAATACCCAATCTAACCAACTGATGAAAGCCAATCAAAATGCTAAACTTTTACAGCAAAAGCGCAATAGTGATATTGACAGTGGTGCTCTCAAGTTGCGGATCGCTGTCAAAGCCTCCGGTTGCCCCGTACCAACCTCCGCAGATGCCCCCGTTACCAGCGGAAGTAACTCAGCAAGTGCATCAGCCGAACTTGACGGAGAGACTTCTAAAGCTCTTATCGCCATCACAGACGAAGGAGATGCCGCCATCAGAAAACTTGCAACCTGTGTCTCCCTCTACAACGAAGCCCTCCAAACCTTGAAAGGAAAACCATGAACTTATCTGCCAACTTTTCTCTGAAAGAACTCACCAAGTCTGACACTGCCAATCGTTTGGGTCTGGACAACACGCCTGATGAAGCAACCATTGAGAACCTCAAAGCATTGTGTGAGAACGTCCTACAGCCTGTTAGAGAGCATTTCGGCAAGTCTGTTACCGTGAACTCAGGTTATCGCTCTCCAGAGTCTAATGCGGCTGTTGGTGGCTCTAAAACATCAGACCATTGCAAGGGTCAGGCTGCTGACATTGAGATTGCTGGCATTGCTAATGCTGACCTTGCACAGTGGATCATGGACAACCTTGATTACACTCAATTGATTCTAGAGTTCTACACTCAGGGTATACCCGATAGTGGTTGGGTTCATGTGTCTTATGACCCCAACAACCTGAAGAATCAAGAATTGACTGCTGTCAAGGTTGCGGGGAAGACTCAGTATTTGAATGGTCTACACGCCTAATCGTCAAAGAAGTGGAGGAAGACCCATATCCCAAGTATGAGGACTCCTCCACCAACTGACAAAAGGAAAATCAAGGACAGGACATTTGCAATCATCTTGGTTCTCCAATCATCTGTTTAGTGTTAAACAAGTCCTTGTACTGAGGATATTTAGCTTGCCAGAGTCGAGCATAGAAAGCAATGTAATCGTTACTGATCTTGAAGTCTGAACCAGTAGTGACTATAGTGACTTCCCACCTGATTCTGTTGATTATCAGCCAATGACTGACTTTTTTATGCCCATTGGCAACTGCTTCTAAGGCAAACTTTTCAAAGTATTGCCACACTTGTGGGTTTTCTTTATGCCAATCCCACCATATTTGTTTGCGTTCTACAAAACTTAAAGTCATATCAACTCCTATCAAAGTTAGTGGGTACTCACTTACGCTTTCCCCTCCGTTTTAATTAGAACGGGATGTCCGATTCCAAGTCATCAAAACCAGCTTTAGGTCTAACCTTGGCTGTTGGTGCTGCTTGTTCTTCTTTAGGGCTGACCGCTAGTCCCATGAACTTGCCGTTCTTACCCTCTTTTACCCATCCGCTAATCCAATAAGATTTACCATCAACCATGATGTTTCCTTTATAATTAGGATGTGATTCTTTTTCCCGCTTGTCATTAGAAAAAAGTACTCCGCTGTTGTCACGCTGTTCCATATTTACACCTTAATTTCATTGAGTTTTTTAACCTTGTCATCCACTTCAGCCAAGAAACGGACAACCTCACTTTCGAGTTCTGCAATATAAATATCATTGCGCTCGATCCTTTTGACAAACAGTTGTAAGTGAACTGGCATTCGTGGGTCAAAACTCACAAAATCGCACCAACTTCTGTTTGCACAAACCATTTGCCACTGCATCTGGTCGTAATACTTCTTTGCGGGTTCATCACCCAAAAGGGTATCAATGTGTGTGGCAGTGTTCGGACACTTGATCTCTAAGCATCCATCATCCCCAACAAGGCCATCAGGAGAGGCAGCAGACAGTGCAATCCTTGGATGGTCAATAGCACCTACCTGATCTACCATATTGCCTGTTTTAGCCTCGTATGCGGCACGAGCAAATTCCTCGTTCTCAACACCCCACTCCATAGCTGCATTGCTGTAAGACTCTGCTACTTGATTGGTCATGCGCTCGACTACCAACTGTGCCATGTAGTTAGCTCTGCTTGTACTGTAGCCTGTCTTTGTCTTAGCAACAATGTCAGAGATGCGAGATGCAGTTGCCTTACCGCATCTTTGCTGAAACCATGCTTCGCTTCCTTGGATTACTTCGCTCATGCTTCCCTCACTTTCAACATTGCGTCTGCCATTTCATACGAAGTTATTGCTGTTTTCATTAACCATTCTGATGATGTATTAACACTGTTTGCAATAGCGTCATTTGTTAAAAATGCTTGCATAGCTTTCGCCGCAAAGTAGTCACGCAATGTCATGCCTGTAACGTGCAAACCAAGAGTTTGCGCCCCGTGGTTGTGTAGTGGAAATGCTGGTGGGTTATTCATTTGTGTACTCCAATGCTTGCAGTTTGTTGATGCGCTCGTTGATTTCAGTCACAGTCTTTTGATACTCAGCCATGACATTTTGCTTTTGTTTCTCCAAAGCAGCAATTTTCTGCGCCCGTGGGTCATAGTCATCAGGCACTTCAATTTCAATTTCTTGTTGGCCTACATAGGTTCGGTAATTGTCATCATCAGCCTTAAAACTGAGAACTTCAAACTTGCCTTCGGCATCCCAATCGTATTTGAAATAGTGGATGTGTGCGGTTGTTTTGACTTTCATTTCAATGCTCCTTTACGCTTATCTTTTGCATCAATTACTTTCTTTTGCCAGCTTTTATCAGCACCGCAAGCAGTGTAAGCAGTTGTATAAGCATCTTTCAGTTCCTCAAGGGTTGATGCGGCATCAATAGCCGCCAAATGGTCAATCATTACGTTTACATCTAAGTCAGATTCACCCTCGGGCAAATCTTCTCCAGAATAAATGTACATCCCGAGTCCATGCAATGCCAATCCTTTGGTCATGCAGCGCATGATGGCAGTGTTGACTGCAAAAGCATCAGGGTTGATGATTGCTTTATTAAGATGGTTCATTACTGGAAGTTGGCAAGTCATTGGTTTGCCAAACATTGTGACTGTTACAAACACCATTGCAGTGCCGTTTATGTCCATAAAACACTTGTCACCAAACATTTCAATCTTGTAAGTTGCTTCAGGGTCTGCTTTTAGTGCTTCAGCCCACGCCCACGCCCATGAAAGATATGTCAGTTTTCCTTTTTTCTCAGTATGTTCATTGACATTCTTACTGAGAAGACTTAACACCTGTTCTTGATTCATTCCTTGACTCCCATTGCATCGTTAAAAATATCTATTGCTTCTTGATTGACCGCCCACATTGCAAGTAACGTCAAGTCACTGTGCATCTGAGCAATCTCGCTATTGAACCCTACGAATTTTTTGTGTAGGCATTTCTGATCCAGACTTTTTGTCGTTCTTTCTATCCGCATTAGGATTGTCGAATAATCCAGCATTTTTCACTCCTGTTGAATGCTTCTTCCATGTTGCTGACACATCGGTCAGGGCTGAGTTCACATACCCAAATTCAGGGTCGGTGATTAGTTTGGATGGCATAACCACCCGTTGTACCTTTGGCTGTTGCTTGATTCGTTTAGCCGCCTTTTGCCGCAATTTCTGCCGCTCGTTGATGCTGAGTGTCGGTGTCCAAATCTCGAAATAAGATAAAAAACGAATCATCACAGCATGGATTTTTTGGGTTATTCGGTTTAACACAGAATGCACAGTAGTATTCATTTGAATGTTCCTCAATAATCCGATCAAGATATAGCTTAGTCTTCATTGTTGACCTCGCCTTTGGAATAGGGATTGATTTTAGTCTTTACCTTGCGTTCTTCCAAGGCTTCCTGTTGGCGTTCAATACGGTAACAACGCCATAGTTGTAATTCTTCTTCTGAGTCCACCCAAGGAGTTAAAGGCAGATCAAGTGCTACTTGTGCCAGACGCTTTGCTTTAAGCTCGACTCTGGCTCTAATGATGTCTGCAACATCAGTCCAAGCACTTGACTGTATTGCTTCTACGATTGCATCACTGTCGCAGATTGCATCTGCAACATCCTCAGAATTGAGGTCTTGCAATGCCATCCAAGTTTCTTTCTCAATATCAAACATTTTTCACTCCTGTTAAAAAAACCTATCAATGCGTGTATTCTGTCAGACATTATCATGATTGATATAGGGAATTTCCCTAATACACCTATGAAGTGCTGACAACTGCTTGTTAGTGAACACTTTCCCGCAATCCAAGCAAATCCAAGCTATTCCTGTGACAACACTAGTTTGTCTGTTGCCTTTCGATCCTCTTTGTCTGCCAAAGAATGTACGAATTTGTTGAATCATTTCTTGCGAGACAGTGCTTTTGAGTAGATGAACACCTGATTTTTGTCGTTAATGTCTCTACTATCCTGTTTCTTCTTTGCGTATTCCTCACCTTGTTTAAACCGTTTCATCTTTGTGTCTGTCAACCAGATTGAGGGTTGATCTTTGTAATCAAAGGCTGTCTTCATTTCTTGTTTTTCCTGCTTTGCAATGGGTGGTAGTCTGGTATCTCAGTGCGTTTCATCTGTTCTCTACGCTTTGTACCATTGATCTTGCCAATGTTTATCTTCTTCAGTTTATCGTCTGTTGTCCAGAGTGATGCACCTGAATAGTCAAATGGGCTTTTGTTCATGTGTCCTCCCATTTCCAGCCAAGTAACTGTTCTGTATTTTTTATCTGTTCGTCAGTAGGCTTGTGGTAAACCGCAAAGGTTATATATGGTGTTGTTTGCGGATACAGAATCCAGCGTCCAACAGGCTTAGGTATTTCGGCAAATATGTACTCTGGTGTCATGCTTGTCCCCTTGCTCTGATTGCGCCAGCACATTCGGCTGGTTGCATACCCACATCACGGGCTTGAAACGAGTCACACAACTTTGCACAGTCTTCACGTTCCTTGGCGGCTACAAGGTTGGCAAATGCTGTTAATGCGTCCATGTATAACCCATCACAATTGCCTGTTGTCACAAGGCGGCATTGAATTGCAAATCGAATGATTTCATCTTGTGTCATTTTTTCATTCCTTGAACGTAAACACACAGACTGTCTAGCGTATCTTTGCCAAACCCTGTCATCTTTTGAATTTCAACAGTGACTTCATCAATCACGTTATTACGCAACCAGTCATAGAATTCTTGTTGGTCTTTAAAAATTGGCGGGTCTGTTGGTTCATTGAATTTACTCATCATCGTAGCTTTCTTCAAGAGTCTTATCTTCAAGGTAAAAGAACGTATTGCAGCCACGGCAGTGGTAAGTACCCGCATCTTCAAATAATGCACCGCCACAGCCGATATACGGGCATTTTTCACGGCTTTCATCTGCAAACAAGGGTTGGTAACGCTTAGACATTGGACACCTTTCAAGTTGTTGGGAAGCGTAGTGTATGACATAATATATTCTGTCTGACACTAGGACATTCCCTAATTGTGTAATGTTAGACACAAGCAACAATTCGTTTCTTTTAACCAACAGAATACAAAATGCCAAGACCGCCATCAGAGATTACAGGTACTCAGATTCAGATTGCTGTGAGGGTTACTCAGGCATTGAAAGATGAATTTCAGAGTCTGGGAGGGGCAATGTGGTTGCGAAAGATACTGTCAAACGCAATCGAGCAGCGCAGGAAACGAGAAGCAGAGTTTGAAAAAAAGTGATATAGTAGTGACAAACACGGCTAGGGTAGCTCCCGAAAAGACGAATCTTTCACCGTCCTGCCATCAGTGTTTTAGTGAAAGTGACCAATGAAAGTAGGCACAGATGGCGACACTTACGCTAAAAAAACCCAAGCCAACGCTTGCGGCTGAAAAACCCATAATCAATTTAATCGGTAAATTTGCTGTGATGCGTCACGCAAGAACTACTCACAGCATCCGATTTACTTGTGTTCACGACACTTACGAACTGGCAGAAAAAGAGGCTAATCGCCTTTTGTTGGATTCTCCAACAGAGCGTTTCTTGATTGTTTATGTCTCTGGCGGGGTGGAATGATGCACTATTACAAACGAAACATTGGAGACTATGCCAAAAAAGCAGGTCGATTAACCATGTTGCAGCACGGTTCGTACACGCTTTTGATTGATTCGTGCTATGACCGTGAAACATTTCCAACATTAGAACAAGCACTTGAATGGACTTGGGCATCAACTGAAGCAGAGATTGAGGCTGTAAAGTTTGTTTTGAGTAGGTTTTTTACGCTTGACAAAGATGGTCGTTATGTCCAAGAGCGCATTCTTCAGGAACTGCTTGATTATCAAGAAAAAGCAGACACAAACAAACGAATCGCTATAGAACGTGAAACGAAGCGTAAAGAAAAAAGCACGAATCGTGAACAATTCGTAGACGAACCGCCACCTAACCATAAACCAATAACCAATAACCATAAACCAATTAAAGATAAAGCAACTGTCGTTGCTACGCCTGACGGCGTTTCATCATCAGTATGGGATGATTTTGTCAAACATCGAAAGACCAAGAAAGCACAGGTCACGCAGTTGGTCATTGATGGAATTCAGAAAGAAGCCGATAAAGCAGGGTTTTCCCTTGAAGACGCTTTAAAAGAAACTGTGTTGCGAAATTGGCAATCATTCAAAGCTGAATGGGTTGAAACGAAACAAACAAGCAATGGCCTGACAAAAACAGGTCAAATGAATCAAACAGTAATGTCAGGGTTAACCCGTGGATTAATGGGAGGTGATAAAAATGTCAAGTTCCTTGGAAACTGAATTCTTTGATATTGATGATGGTCTGGATTATGTGTTTGCCAGAATGAGTGCAATTTATGGCTCGGCATTTGCTAGGCATTGGGATGGAATTGAACCAACCCTCATACGCCAAGAATGGAAGCGGCAACTTGGTAATTTCCTGACATATCAGCCAAGCCTTGATTACGCATTTGACAGACTAGGTGGAGATTTCATTCCTAGTGCAATCAAATTCAGGGAATTTTGCAATGCTGGCCCTGCAATTCCACGAAATGAATTGCAAATCACTTACAACCCAACACCTGTAAGCCCTGAAGTGGTTGCAGAGGCAAAACGTAAACTCGCAGAATTAAGAGGAAAGAAGCACACAATATGACATTAGATGAAGCACACCGTATTTTGGATACTCAAAAAGATGGAACAAGACTCCACCCCGTTATCAAAATCACAGAAGCATTGTGGGCAACAGGAGACATTAGCCGATCACTACCAGTCCACGCTAGACCATTTGATTCTGATGGCATCAATGAATGGATGGAAAGCCTATGCGTGGGGCAGGGCGAAAGAACTGGAGACACACTACTTGGGGATTTATCAGGGAATCAGTCAGGACTTGACAAAAAAGATGAAAGAACTCAATGATTTACATCGGTTGTGATCCGGGTTCCGTATCAGGCGCAATAGGTGCTCTTGATAATTTTGGTAATTATCTTGAATCTTTTAATATTGAGCATAAAGATAAACATATCTTAGCTTTAGTTTTCAAATCAAAATTGTTATCAATAATTGACCCTAAAGAGGGTGCAGAGATTTGCATGGAACAGGTGCATTCAATGCCAAACCAAGGGGTTAGCTCTACTTTTGCTTTTGGTCGTGCCGTAGGTGTTATTTCAGCCGTTTGCGAGTTAACCCGATACCCTGTTCATCTTGTCACTCCGCAAAAGTGGAAAAAGCACTTTCACCTATCAGCCGATAAGAATGAAAGTCTGGATATGGCACGTTACCTATGGCCTGAAGCTAAATTAAAGCTGAAAAAAGACGGGAACAAAGCAGAAGCCCTACTAATCGCAGAATATTTAAGGCATGAGTTACATGGTATCGAAGCCAAAAAACAGAAGTCAACCCCCTAACACCAAGGGACAAGTCGTTTTCTACACTGAACGGGAAAAAGTCGCACTGAAGCACATTGGCGGCGGTTCAGTGGCTGAGGGTGCAAGGGTTTCGATTCGATGGGCGGCGCATTTTTGGAATGTCGGATTAAGACCAGATCACAATTTAAACCATGTTGGACTGAGTTTATTTGTCGATGATGAACACGCAGATGACCTATGACGTTAAAAATACCCTTAAAACGGCTTAAAAGGCACTTTTCAGGGCTTGATTTTGTTTAGCCCTCAATACCCTACCTGCTTTTGCTTGCATGGGCTTAAATTTAGGCAAGAAAAAACCGCCCGTAGGCGGCTGAATGTTAGCGTGTACTAACTTAATGTTCTATGTAAGGCTCGCAGTCTTTAAGCCAAACATTAAATTCTGCAATTTGCTCTGTTTCAGTAGCAAACCACAAGACTTCAACCACCTCGTCAAAATCATCATCTGAAACAATTACCTCAATGCAATAAGGGAATTCAGGGTTATATTTTGCATCGTAAATTTTATGAACTTTCATTTTTTAACACCTTTCATTTTCTGAGAATAATTTTCAAAATTAAAGCAATGGCGGCGTAAATCATAATTGTTTTTCTAATGATGTTAGAAATTCAATAACTGAATTTAAGCCTGACTCAATTGTGCATTCATCAAAATCAGAATTATATTTTTGCTTTAATAGTTTTTGAGACAATGCCGCTTTAATATCGTAAAGGTCAAATAAAACAGAGGTCAATTCATTATGGTCAACCTCTAACTTTATGGGGTTTTCTAACCAGTGTGTGTCGATCATGTTATCACCTCTTTGATTTGTTTTAACTGCCATGCACAGGCGAAGTGCCATGTTCCCAATGCGTCAATAACTGAAGTCAATTCATAAGTAGGGAAATGACTAAGACTTAATTTATTGATATAACAATAAACAATTTCAGCTACTTTTTCTTTTGGAATATTGCAAATTGTGTTGTCGTAAGCCTCTACAAAAGCCTCTTGTTCTGATAATTTCATACTGAAACCCATCCTTTCAATGGCACAAATTGATTCTTAAATTCTGAAACTGTTAAATTCTTAGCAAAATAATCATCATTTACTTGTTTAAAACACGAATAAACAGCTTTCCCATCTTTATTGTGGTTTGATGCCTCTCCAACTAAAAAGGCCGTTTGCGAAATTATTTCAGGCGGCAAAACCTCTAGCATTTCCCAATACATATTTTTAGTGGTAGGTATCCATTGATCGGGGTTTGCGTCCATAGCATCCCACAATTCTTTCCATTCAAGCGGTTTATTCATGCTTTTTCTCCCGTCCAAACAGGACCAATATCATTCCATGTTTTCCAAGTTTCTAAGACATTAGAGCCATAATGCGGCTTTGTCGTGCGAATGTTGACATATCGCATTTCGTCCCGATAACGTGCGGCACGTTCAATTTGTTCGGCTTGCTCAATGGTTTCACATTCAATAATGAGCTTATTTGTCATGCCCTTTGCCATTCCCCATCCTGACATAAATTTGTCAGTCATAGTCACATAAAAAACTGGTTTTTTCATCATTTACACCTATTTAAAAACGCATAAAAGCCTATGCAAGCCTTACATTGTCAAAATGCAAGCCAAAGCCCTAGGGTTTAGGGCAATGGTTTAGATTTTAATTATGCGGTTTCAGTCTCTACTGTTTTAATTTTAGGCAAATAACACCATTCAGGCACACGGGCAAAGTCTCCATCTCTCATAGGCATGATGATGCCTACAAAATGTGAATCAGCCCCTATTGACACAATGCCGCTATCCGTACCCCTTTGCTTGATAGATACATTGCAATTGTTAGATTTTGACCCTTTTAAATCGGTATCAGCATCATGAAATGCCATTAAATAAGAGATATTGTAAGAACTAGGCTTAATGTCATCATCTTTAACCATCATTGGAATGATTCTGTCAGTATCAGGAAAACACCCCTCTGTAGCACTAAAAACACGGGTTGAATTATCCGGTTCGATAACTGTAATTTTTTGACCCTCTACTGTAAAGTGTAGAGTTTCATTACCTTTTTTGCCTGTAGCAGATAATGCTTTCACGGCATCTAAGGGAATAATTACCTTTGATTGATTTTCTACATAATCACTATCAATCAATAAACGGCCTAATACATGACCATTTGTTGATTCTAGGTATGTACCTCTATTATTTTGCACTACATGGATACCCTGTAAATAGTATCGAATATCTTTAATTGCACTGAATCTAGATAATGCTTTTAACTGTTTACGTTGAATTGAGAATTTCATTTTTAACACCTATTGAATGCCTAGGAAAATGCCTAGGTGTTAGGGTACTGCTAACAATACCCTAAACCCTAGTTTTTAGCCCCATACCCCTATGATTAGCATTAAACACGCAAACCCTGTGAGGCTTACCCATATCACAATTTTGTCGATTGATTCCATGTTTACACCTTTGTAATATTGCAATATTCTATCCATTCGTCATTAGTCATTGCATAATTAACTGAATAGAAAACATCATTTAGGGTTGAATCTTGCTCAAATTTAATAAATGCTTCAGTTGCCCCATTGGGCAAACCATTCGATAAATATGGCCTATGAGACACAATGCGACCAGTTGACAACTTAATATCTTTTTTCATGTTTACACCTATTAAGAATTTTTTGCTAACAAATTGAAAGATTTAAGATAATCCCTTGCGCCACTATA